CCGATGTCGGCGGCGGCTACGAGGCGTTCCAGTACCGCACGCTGCTGGCGGTCTCGGCCTCGCTGGGGCTGCCCTATCACCTGGTCACGGGCGACGTCCGGCAGGCCAATTACTCGTCCCTGCGGGCGGAACTGGTGGAGTTTCGCCGTCGCGTGCAGCAGCTCCAGCACGGGGTGATCGCGCATCAGCTCTGTCGGCCGGTCTGGGCGCGCTGGATGGAGACGGCGGTGCTGGCGGGCGTGCTCGACCTGCCGGGGTATGCGGCGGCGCCGGGGCGGTTTCGCGCGGTGCAATGGATCCCGCCGCGCTGGGACTGGGTAGATCCGCTGAAAGACATCCAGGCGCAGGTGCTGGCGATGGAGGCGGGCATTACCTCGCGGCGCAAGGTGGTCGAGGGCACGGGCTACGATGTCGAGGAAGTCGACCGCGAGAACGCCACCGATGCGCGTCGCGCGGCCGATCTGGGACTGCACTATCGCACGAGCCCCGGCGAGACGCAGGGCGCGCGCGCCACGCCCGCCACCCGGCCGGACCCCGGGTCCGACACACAGCAGGAGTGACATCATGAAGAGCTGGTACACGATCCGCGCCCGCAATGGCGGGGCGGAAGTGCTGATCTATGACGAGATCGGCGCCTACGGCGTCTCGGCCAAGGGCTTCCTCGCCGAACTCGGCGCGCTGCCAGGTGACGCCCCCATCGATCTGCGGCTGAACAGCCCCGGCGGGTCAGTCTTCGATGCCGTGGCGATCCACAACGCGCTCACGCGCCACGCGGGCAGCGTCACGGTCTGGATCGACGGCATCGCCGCCTCGGCCGCGAGCTACGTGGCCATGGCGGGCGACGAGATCGTCATCCCCGAAAACGCCTTCCTGATGATCCACGATCCTTCCGGTCTGGTGGTGGGCACGGCTGAAGACATGCGCGAGATGGCCGGCACGCTCGACAAGATCGCCGGCAGCATGATGCGCGGTTACGCGGCCCGCTCCGGCAGGCCCGAGGACGAGATCGCCGCGCTGATGGCCGCCGAGACCTGGTTCGATGGGGCCGAGGCGCTGGCGGCGGGGCTGGCCACGCGCATGGCCGAACCCGTGCGCATCGCGGCGAGCTTCGACATTGGTTGCTTCCGGAATGCACCGCCGGCGCTGATCGAGGCAGTCGAGACTGTGGAGGAGCCCGAGGGCGCGGCGGCGGGCATTGACATCGTTGAAAGCGCCAACGATGTCGCGCCTGCTCCCGATCCCGCGCAGCCGCCCGATGCGGACAATCCGGACGGCACCGTGTCCGGCCTCTCCACGGGCCTGGACCCCGCGGCCATCCGCGCCGAGGCTATCGCGCATGCCCGCGCCGTGATCGATCTCTGCCGCCTGGCGGGCCAGCCGCAGATGGCCGGGCGGCTCCTCGAGGAGGATGCGGGCCTCGATACCGTGCGCGCAAGGCTGCTCGAGGCGCGGGCCGAAGCCACCCCCGAGATTACCCCCCATCACCCGCAACCCGGGCGCGGCGCCACGACCCGCCCCTGGGGCGATGTCATCGCCCGCACCTTCAAGCTGAAAGGATAAGCTCATGACCACGTTGGTTGAAGGCAAGCATGCCGGCGGCTTCCTAATCTGGGAAGCCTTCCGCGACTATACCCGCGAGACGATTACCGTCGCCGCCGGAAATCTCGAGCCCGGCACCGTGCTCGGAAAGATCACCGCATCCGGGAACTACGCCGCGCACGATCCTGCCGCCACCGATGGCACCGAAACTGCGGTCGCGGTGCTCTGGGGCAAGGCCGATGCAAGCGTCGCCGCGGTGCCCGCCGTGGCGCTCATTCGCGGCCCTGCCATCGTCAACCGCCATGACCTCGTCTTCGCAGGCACCCCGAGCGAGGGCGAGATCGCTGCCGCCCATGCCGCGCTTCTCGAGGCCGGCATCCTGGTGCGCTGATCCCGCGCACCGCTTCACCCCCATCCCCGATACGGAGGCATTCCCATGGCCACCATGGACATCTTCGAAGGCGATGCCTTCACCATCGTCGAGCTGACCCGCGCGCTCGAAAACATCCCCTACAAGCCCGCGATCCTGTCGGGCTCGGGCCTCTTCGGCACGCGCGGCGTGCGCACGCGCACCGTCATGATCGAAAGCCGCGACGGCACGCTCTCGCTCATCCCCTTCTCCGAGCGCGGCTCGGCCTACGAGAGCCAGATCCCCGAACGCCGCGAGATGCGGGCGTTTGTCTGCCGTCAGTTCAAGAAACAGGACGTGCTCTGGGCATCAGAAATCCAGGCGATCCGCGACTTCGGCTCGGAAACCGCCGTCCAGCAGGTGCAGACCGAGGTGGCGCGCAAGATGGCCACCTTGCGCAACGACGCCGAAGCGACCTTCGAGTTCCACCTCTTCAACGGCATCCAGGGCGTGGTGAAGGACCCGCGCGACGGGGCCACGGTGATCGACTACTACAGCGAGTTCAACATCACCCCGGCGGCGGAGGTCGACTTTGACCTCGACAACCAGTCCCCGGCCTCCGGCGCGCTGCGCAAGCGCTGTCAGGCGATGATCGAGAGCGTCGAGGACAGCCTCGGCGGGCTCGCCGCCGGTCAGGTGCAGCTGCGCGCCGAATGCGGCTCGGCCTTCTTCGCCGATCTGGTCGCCCACAAGGAGGTGCGCGAGACCTATCTCAACACCGCTGCGGCGGCGGACCTTCGCGGGCGCGTGGGCGAGGAGGTCAGCTTCGGCGGCATCACCTTCCGCCGCTACCGCGGCGGCCTTGGCTTCGGCGTGCCCACGGACAAGGCGTATTTCTACCCCGAAGGCGTCGAGGGGCTCTTCGAGATCTACTACGCGCCGGCCGATACCTTCGAGACGGTCAACACCGTGGGCCTGCCGCTCTATGCGCGCATGATCCCCGACCGTGACCGCGACGAATGGGTACGGTTGGAGATCGAGAGCAACCCGCTGCCGATCTGCACCCGTCCGCAGGTGCTGCGTTCGGCACGGCGCACGTGATGACCGCGTTCAACGCGGCGCTGGACGCGTTGTTTGCCGACGCCAACATCGCGCGGGACGCAGTCTACATCGCCGAGGGCGGCACACCCCAGCTTGTCCGCGTGGTCACGCGCCGCGCGGACGAAGTCACAGGCTTCGGTGACGCAAGGCTCTGGTCCGAGACCACCCGCATCGACCTGCGCGTGGCCGAGGTGCCCGAGCCCCGGCCCGGCGACCGCATCGAGTTCGACGGTGACGCGTTTCTCATCCAGGGAGAACCCGTGCGCGACAGCGAACGGCTGGTCTGGACCGTGGATCTGCGCCCGGCATGAAGCTCAAAGTCGACATCTCCCCTGACCTCGTTGCCATGATGGTCGCCGAGATCAAGGCGGGCGAGCGCGCCGTCAGCACTGCCACGCGCGAGGCGGGCAACACTCTCAAGACAGCTTGGCGCGCGCAGATCGTGGGCGCGGGGCTCGGGCAGCGCCTTGCCCGCTCGATCCGAAGCCAGACCTATCCGAGGGGACGCCAGAGCCTGAACGCCGCGGCGCTGGTCTGGTCGAAGGCGCCGGTGATCATCAGCGCGCATGACACTGGGCCGCTGATCCGCTCGCGAAATGGCTTCTGGCTGGCGATCCCGACCGAGGCCGCCGGGCGCGGCTTCCGCGGCGGCAAGATCACCCCGGGCGAGTGGGAGCGCCGCCGCGGCATGCGCCTGCGCTTCGTCTATCGTCCGCGCGGGCCCAGCCTGCTGGTGGCCGACCGCGCCCGTATCAACACCCGCGGCCAGGCGGTGGCCTCGCGCTCGAAGACCGGCCGCAACCAGGTCACCGCGCCGATCTTCCTGCTGGTCCCGCAGGTAAAGCTGCCCAAGCGGCTGGACCTGGCGCGGGATGCCGAGCGGGCCCACGACAGCGTGCCAGGGCTGATCGTTGCGAACTGGATCGACGTTCGTCTTTGAGCTATTCCACAGAGATAATGGGGACTAGCGAACTCAGACTGACGTCGGCAGGAGGGAATCAATGCAGATAGCTTGTCTCGGATGGGGTTCGTTGGTCTGGGACCCGCGCGAACTGCCGATTAGAGGTTCGTGGTTCGAAGATGGGCCGCTGATCCAAGTTGAGTTTGCTCGTCAGTCACGGGACGGACGCATAACCCTTGTCCTCACGGAAGGAGGCGCAGTTGTGCGCTCTCTCTGGGCACTAATGGATTGCACGGACATTCAGACTGCTCGGGAAGCGCTGCGCGCTCGTGAGGGCGTGCCAAAGAGTAAGCCAGAATTTATCGGCTCCCTAGAACGCGGTGGTGATGCACCGGCGCAAATTGTGAGCTGCGCGGAATGGCTTCGGAATCAACAGTTGGATGCCGTTGTCTGGACCGCGCTTCCACCCAAGTTTGGCGACGCCGAGAAGATACCTACCGAGGATCAAGTCGTGGACTACCTCGCAGGACTTCGTGGGGCGGCCCGGGATAATGCAGAGCAATACGTTCGGAAAACTCCAACTCAGATCGATACAAACTATCGACGAGCGATTTCGGCAAGATTGAGCTGGTCGGCGACGCCGTAGGCTCCATTCATCATGCCCAGCCCTCGCGAAACGATCCTTGCCGCGCTGCACGCGCGACTCTCGGCCTTGCCCGCCGCCGCACTCCGCGGCGAGGTGCTGCCCGAACGCGTCCCGGCTGAAGGCCTGCTGATCCTGCGCGACGGCGAGCCTGGCGAGCCGGAGGTTACGCTGTCGCCGCTGGCCTATCACTACCAGCACCGCGCCGAAATCGAGGCGGTCGTTCAGGGCACCGACCGCGATGCGGCGTTCGATGTGCTTTGCGCGAGTATCGGCACAGCGCTCGCAGCCGACCGCACGCTGGGCGGGCTCTGCGGCTGGGTCGAGGCGGAAGCACCAAGGCCGGTCGATGTGCCGGTCGAGGGTGCGTCGAGCCTCAAAGCGGCCATGATCCCGATCATCCTGCATTACACCACCGCCGACCCGTTGGCCTGATCACCCCAGACAATCGAAGGAGACCACTATGGCACGAGCCCAGGGGGCGCGGGCGCAGATGGCGCTTGCGTTCGAGACAACCTATGGCACGCCGCCCGCCAGCGGCTTCACGCGGATGCCGTTTGCCAGCGCGACGCTGGGGGCGGAGCAGCCGCTTCTGAACAGCGAACTCCTCGGCTACGGCCGCGATCCGCTGGCGCCGATCAAGGACGCGCTGACGGCGGACGGGAATGTCGTCGTGCCGATCGATGCGGAGGCGTTCGGGTTCTGGCTGAAGGCCACCTTCGGCCAGCCGATCACCACAGGCACTGCCGCGCCCTACAGCCACGAATTCCGCTCGGGCGGCTGGGTGCTGCCCTCAATGTCCATCGAGACCGGCATGCCCGAGGTGCCGCGTTTTGCGATGTATTCGGGCTGCGTGCTCGACACGCTCAGCTGGCAGATGCAGCGCTCGGGCCTGCTGACCGCGACGGCAAGCCTGGTCGCGCAGGGCGAGGCCATCGCCACGACCTCCGCCGCAGGCACGCTGGCAGAGATCGACCTCCAGCGCTTCGGACATTTCAACGGGGCGATCACGCGAAACGGCCAGCCGCTGGGCAACATCGTCTCGGCCGAGATCACCTATGCCAACACGCTCGACCGGATCGAGACCATCCGCTCGGACGGGCGCATTGATGGCGCGGACCCGGGCATGGCGGCGCTCACGGGCCGGATCGAGGTGCGCTTCGCCGATCAGCTGCTGGTGACGCAGGCGATCAGTGGCGAGCCCTGCGAGATGACCTTCGCCTACGTGCTGCCCTCGGGCGAGAGCCTGACGATGGTGGCCCACGCTGTCTACCTGCCGCGCCCGCGTATCGAGATTTCCGGGCCGCAGGGCGTGCAGGCGAGCTTCGACTGGCAGGCGGCGAAGGATCCGGTGACGGGGCGCATGTGCACGGTCACGCTGGTGAACGAACGGGAGACATACTGATGCTGACACTTGATCTGACGAACGCACCGCGCTGGCTCGACCTGTTGCCGGGCGTGCGGCTGCAGCTGCGTCCGCTGACCACGGCGCTGATGGTCTCGGCACGCGGCGATGCCGCGATCCAGGCGCTGCCGCCCGAGGCCGGGCCCGAGGAACTGGCGATGATCATGGCCAAGGCCGTGGCGCGGCGCGCGGTACTGGATTGGGAGGGCGTCGGCGATGCCGAGGGCAACCCGGTCCCGGTGACGCCCGAGGGGATCGACGCACTCCTCGACATCTGGCCGGCCTTCGATGCCTTCCAGTCCGCCTATGTCGCGAAATGGCTGCTGCTGGAGCAGGAAAAAAACGTCTCTGCGCCCTTGCCGAGTGGTGGCTCGGCGGGGGCGATCACTACTGTGCAGCCTGCCAAGGGCCGTGCCCGGACTGCCCGGCGCGGCTGAACCAGCCGGAAACCCCGGAGGGCTGGCAGGTCTGGGATCTGGCGCAGCGCCTTGCGGGGCAACTGCGCGTCGCATCCAGCGCCGACGGGACTGTGGTTCTGGGCTGGGACATGACCGCGGGGTTGGCAATGGCGCGGGCGCTCGGGGTCAACCCGCTGATCGCGGCCGAATGCCTGCCGGTGATCGAGGCCGTGATGGTCCGCAAGTTCAACGAACAGAGCACGGCTGATGACCGGGCGTCTCTGTCCCGCGGCTGATGAACCCGCCCCGCAAGCTGCGTCCCCACCGTCAGGAAGTCTGACCCATGACCCAGAAACGCGTTTCCGTCCGCCTCGTCGCCGAGGGCGGCAGGCAGGTGAAGGCCGAGTTCCAGGGGATCGGCGATGCGGGCGAGCGCAATTTCAAGCGGATCGAGCGGCAGGCCGACATCACCGGCGCCGTGGTGCGCCGCGTCACGGGGATCCTCGGCGCCGCAATCAGCACGCGACAGCTCGTGGCCTATGCCGACCAGTGGACCGACCTGCGCTCGCGGGTCGACCTGGCCACCGGCAGCCAGGAGGCGGGGGCGGCCGTCATGGAACGGCTCGCCGCCATGGCGCGCCGGACCTACTCGAGCCTCGGCCAGACCACAGAGTCCTGGCTGGCCAATGCCACGGCGCTGCGCGAACTGGGGCTGACCACGGCGGAGTCGCTGGATTTCACCGAGGCGCTGAACAATGCGATGGTGGTGTCCGGCGCGCGTGCCGAACGCGCGGCCTCGGTCCAGACCGCGCTGTCGCGTGCCATGGCGCTTGGCACCCTCAGCGGGGACAACCTTAACACCGTGATCCAGAACGGCGGGCGGCTGGCCGAGCTTCTGGCGGCCGAGCTTGGTACCACCGTCTCGGGCCTGCGCAGGCTGGGCCAGGAGGGCGGGATCACAGGCGAGGTGATCCGCACGGCGCTCATCGGCAATCTCGAGCTGCTGCGCGCGGAAGCCGACAGCATGCCGGCAACCATTGGCGATGCCTTCACGCTGATCGGCAATGCCGCGCTGGAACTGGTCGGCACCTGGGACCAGATGGTCGGCGCCTCATCGACGGTGGCTGCGGCACTGATCGGGCTCGCCGACAACATGGAGCGGCTGGCGGCCATCGGCATCGCCTTCGCAGGCTTCATGGCCGCGCGCTGGGTTGCGGGGTTCATTGCAGCGCAGGTCGCCACGATCAGCCTCGCGGGCGCGCTGACGCTCCTGCGCGGAGCGATCATCCGCACCGGGATCGGGGCTCTGATCGTGGGTGCGGGCGAGCTGATATACTGGTTCGGGCAGCTGGTGCGCGGCGCGGGCGGGTTTGGCAACGCGCTCTCGCTGCTGGGCGATCTTGCCCGCGAGGTCTGGGAGCGGATGAAGCTCGGTGCTGTCGCCATGGGTCTCGCGATCATGGCGAGCTGGGCCGATATCAAGGCCACCATCGCGGAGGCGCTGCAAACTGCACTGCAAGCGGTGGTCGGCTTCGGGAACGGGGCGCTGAACACCTTCCAGGGGGCGCTCGATGCGATCAAGGTGCTCTGGAGCGCGCTGCCCGCGGCGGTCGGGGATTTTGCCTTCCAGGCGGCGAATGCGCTGATCGCAGGCGT